CGGGCCGTTTATATTTGTGTGTGTGATAGCCATTCCAGCCGTGCCATCCTTTAGAAATGCTCCTCTATTAATAAAATAGGCTCGCGCACTCTGCGTTGCAGAGGCGAGCACAGAGGTGAAAGGTTTCCAAAGACGGTACTGGGAGTCGCCAGCATTAGCAACCCACCGCGTAACCCGAAAATCGGACAGCAGTGGACCGTATGCATCGTGACCTGGCGTAATGACGAAGTTCGCACCACCTCGATAACCGAGATACATCCCGGCCACATAAGGCATGTGCACCATGGTGTTAAAGCTATAGGGAGCATTCCCAGAAGCAACCGTAACCTTGCTCGCAGAATTAACTGCAGAAGCGCCGGGATCAAACCCTGGAGTGTACGGCATAATCTTCACCAATTTGGCAATATTCGTCATTGATGATGCAGCTGCACTATCAATCCACACTGTGTCTTGTGTCACATACCTGTGTAACAAACACCGAAGTGAATTAATGGCTTCACCGAAGTTCTGGCCATAACGCTCGGGGTGGGGAGTGGTTACCTCGCCCAGAGTATACTTCGTTGGTGTCACGCTGGTGATATCCTCTGCTTGTAGTGCAAAGAACGATGGCACGCGATTTGCGCTCTCGGGTCCAATGTGATCCGCAGGGTTCGCGTACTCAAAGTCGTCTCCTCCCTTCACAAAAGCCAGAACCTTCAAAGATCCGGCTGCGGGAGCTGTCAGTGTTGTTAACACACGCACAGTAAGCACACCATTGTCGTATGCATCACGCAGAGGCAAACCTCCTGTTGTGTTCCAATTATCGCCAAGACCCTTGTCAATCAGGCACCAAGGTGTAGCCTGATGGTAGGGAATTTCAATCTCGATATCGTCCTCCTCGCCAATATCCACAATATGCGTATACACTGTATTCACATCTGGATTGGTGCTCGTAATATCCGAGCGAGGATCGTATGAGATCTTAAGGCGGCCTTTGTGGAATTTAGTTGCCACTACCTTGAATCGAATGATAATCGAGCCACGCCAATTCATGAACATCTGTGCCATGTATGAAAGCGGTGTATGGTACACACGCTGACCTACAGTTGCAGCAGAAGCATTAGTGATGTTGGCTCGCTGGTAGAGCACTGGTCCCACACGGCACGA